GTAGGCTCGCCCCTACAATTGAACACGCGCAATCCCAGACCCTACAGGGGGGATTGCGCGTGTTTTTATTTGGGAGGTTACCATGCCGCAGAATGTCCTCGAGTTTCTCATCGCGTTCGTCTTGCAAGCCTGGTCATACGCGGGCGTCAAGGTCATCGTTTGCCACACGCTGATCAACGTGGTGGTCGCCATCGCCGTCGCGCTCAAATCGAATTCGTTCGAGCTGGGCCGCGTCGGCGAGTTTTTGATTCGGAAGCTTGCGCCGTACGTGCTGGTCTATTACGTGGTTAAGGTGGCCGGGGATGGCGCGGGCGTGGCGTTCCTGGCGCCGTTGGTGTGGACCGTGATCGAGGCAACGCTGACGGGCGACCTGCTCGACAACTGGGAGAAGCTCGGATTGCCGCTGCCGTCGGCGATCCAGCGGTTCGTGGTCAAGCGATGACCGAGACTTCCGAGACTATCCACGCTGCCGAGCGGTTGGTCCGCATCGAGAGCAGCCAGACGCAACTCGCCGATTCATTCACTCAATTTCGCGCCGAGTTGACGCGCGTACTGGCCGAGATGCGCGAGCAGGGCATTCAGGCAATGAGTGCGACCGCCACGATGCGCCTCGAGTGCGTGCGGCGCGGAGAGCAATCCATGCAGATGAATAAATTGCTGGCGCAGCACGACGACCGCATCAAGATTGTGGAGGGTATGGCGCCAGTAGTTCGGATTCTATCCTGGATCGGCGCGATGCTGGGCGGCTCGATCATTGCGCTGATCTGGGCGATGATCACGGGCCGGGCGGCGGTGGTGTTCAAATGAGTACGTCGCGCGTCAACCTGGCCGACGTGCTGAGGCGGGAGGCCGCTGTGGATGATCTGATCGAGCAATTGATGGGGCGGCTGGCCGAGGACGAGAGCTGGCAAGGCAATCTGACTGACGACGAACGCAAGGCGGCGCTGGATTGGGCGCGCGGGAGACTGCGGTCGCAGGTGAATGAATGGTTGACCACGATGCGCGGGCGATTGCGGTCGCTGGGGGCGCTGATGGGATCAGATTGCATCGAGCGGGCTGCGGTGCTGCAGGCGTGGTTGGAGTAATTTCGATTACCGAAACGATGATGGACGAGCCGGAGAACCTCAAACGGAGCCAGGAGCAGATCGAGCGATGGCTGAACAAGTCGCGGCCGGCGTGGCGCGAGGGATACGATTTCTTGATGGCCACGAAAGCCGGTATTCGCTATTACGACGCGCTGCTGGCGGTGTGGCTTTCGGTTGGCAAGGACGATCGGGGCGCGCTTGAAACGAGAGATGACTTTGCGCGGTTCATCGGGGTTTCGCGGGCGGTGACGTACCAGTGGCAGGATCGGCGACCTGAGATCCTGGTCTGGGCGCGGGAGATCGTCGAGCATCGGTTCGACAATTCAAAAATTGCCGCGGTGGATGGGCGAGTGATCCAGAAGGCGACCGCGCGCTCGACGACGGTGCCGTGGGTGAGGCTGTTTTACGAGCGGGCGGGATTGCTCAAATCCGAGGGCAAGTTGCATTTGGTTGGCGGCGACAAGGGCGACGAGCCGCTTGGAATTCAGGTGATCGGTGACTATCGAGCTGCGATTGCCGGTCTTGCGCCCAGACCAATGGGAGATCGCGACGCACCCGGCGCGGATCAAGACATTGGCGATGGGACGCCGGTGGGGTAAAACCGTGATGGGCGGTTGCGTTGCATTGGCGGCTGCCAGCCAGGGTTCGCACGTGGCATGGATCGCGCCGACGTATAAGAATAGCCGGCCCATGTGGCGCTGGGCGACCGGCGCAGTGAGTGGATTGGTGCGGCAGGGCGCGGTGGACGTGCAACGAGCTGAGCGTGAAATTATATTCCCGTTGAGGGGCGGCCGGCTGGGGATCTATAGTGCGGACAATGCGGACAGCGTGCGCGGCGAGGCGTTTCACCTGGTCATCCTGGACGAGGCGAGCCGGATCAGCGAAGAGGCGTGGACGGATGCGATCCAGCCGACGCTGGCGGATTATGGCGGGGATGCGATCCTGATCAGCACGCCGAAGGGCAAGAATTGGTTTTACACCGAGTACCAGCGGGGCCTGGCCAGGGCGGGCGAGTACGCGAGCTGGCAGGCGCCGACGAAGGCGAACCCGATGCCGCAGATCCAGCGGGCATTTGAGCTGGCGCGGGAGCGGGTGACGGAGCGGACATTCCGCCAGGAGTGGATGGCGGAATTCGTGGAGGGCGGCGGCGAGGTGTTCCGGGGCGTGAAGGATTGCGCGATTGCGCTGTGGCCGGCGGACCCCAAGAAATTACACGGCGACATTGTGATCGGGTGCGACTGGGGCAAGAGCAACGACTTTACCGTGTTCACCGCATTGGATTCGCAGACGATGCGCGTGGTGGATTGGCAGCGGAGCAACCAGGTGGATTACGCGCTGCAATCGCAACGATTGAAAATCATGTGCGACCGGTGGGGTGCGACGCTGGTGCTGGCGGAATCGAACGCAATGGGCGAGCCGGTGATCGAGCAACTGACGCGGATGGGGCTGCCGGTGCGCGGGTTTGCGACGACGGCGACCACCAAGCCACCCTTGATCGAGGCGCTGGTGGTAGCCATTGAGAAACGCGAGATCAGTTATCCTGCTTTGCCCGAGCTGATCAGCGAGCTGGAATCTTACGAGGTCGCCACGAATCGCATCACCGGCAGGCCGAGTTATAGCGCGCCCGAGGGAATGCACGACGATTGTGTGATGAGCCTGGCGCTCGCCTGGTGGGGCGCGACGCAGGGCCGGCAGCAAAAAGCGTTCGCATACGAGTATTGATAATGACAATTTCCATAACGGAACTGGCTTACCTGCAGTGGCTGTTGGGTGAGGAAAAGACTCAACAGGGAAACATTTTGCGGGCGCGCGAATATTACGACGGCGACCAGGACGTGCGGCTGACTGACCGGCAGCGCCAGTACTTGGGCTTCGAGAAGGGCGGCGAGTTTTGCCTGAACTATTGCGGCGACGTGGTGGATTCGGTCGTCGAACGACTGCAGATCAAATCATTCGCGGCGCCGGAGCAGGCAGTCAGTGAGTGGATCACCGAGACGTGGATGCTCAACCGGATGGACGCCGGCCAGCGCAGCGTCCACGCGGGGGCTGTTCTGGATGGAGAGCATTTCGTGATCGTGGATTGGGATGCGACGACCCGGCGCATTCGATTCTATCCTCATCCCCGCTACACCGATCCGAGCCTTGAGGGCACCGGGTTCGGGTGCAAGGCGCATTATCCGGACGACGATCCGAGCCAGGAAATGGAATTTGCCAGCAAGCGCTGGACTGAGCCGATGATGAATGAATCCGGCCAGCGGCAGACGCTGCAGCGGATGACGCTGTATTACCCTAACCGGATCGAGAAATATGTGATGGGCAAGGGCGGCGAATGGTCCCAACTCGATGAGCCGGGTCAACAAATGATGGGTTCGTCGGCTGCGGACGCCGTCGGGGGCCGACCCGTCTGGCCTGTGCCGTGGGTTGACCAGGCCGGCCAGCCGCTGGGGATTCCGGTGGTTCATTTTCGGAATCCGGCGCTGCGGAGCGAACTGTGGAATGCGTTCTACGTCCAGGATGCGATCAATAAAACGGCGCTCGATCTACTGGCCGCGGGCGACACAGCCGGCTTTCGTATCCTGTTTGCGCATGGATGGATCCCGACGACGGATGGGAAGGCGGCGTCGAGCGACGGGAGCAACCTGCTCAAGATCGCGCCGGGGCAGATTATCGGCTCGTCGGCTGCGGATGCCGGGCTGGATACGATCGAGCCGACTGACCTGTCGAAGCTCGAGGACGTGTTGAATGGATGGATCATGCGCCTGGCGCAGGTGACGGGCACGCCGGTGAGCCGCTTCCAGATGACGAAGCAGATCGCAGCGGAGGGGACGCTCAAGCAACAAGAGTCGAAATTGATCGCCAAGGTTGAGGACCGGCAGGTGACATTCGGGAATGCCTGGGAGGATTGCCTGAACGTGGCGCGGAGGATGGCGAACACGTTCGGCGCGGCGGGCCTGGACGAGGAAGCGCAGATCGAGAGCCAGTGGAACCCGGCGGCGGTGCGCGACGAGACGGCGGAGCTGGAGCGGATTGTGCTGAAGCGGGAGAAGTTGCAGGTGCCCCTCTTCCAGGCTTGGGCGGAGGCGGGGTATAGCTCAGAGCAGATCATCGAGATGTTGGCGAGCCCCGAGATCCAGAATCTGACGTTTGCGACGTATCCAGGAGGCGGCGGTGGCTGATTTGAGCGGGCGCAGCGGATGGGAGGCGCGACTGCAGGCGGCGGTGGCTGGATTGCAGCCGGGGCAGTTGCAGCGGTTGATGGCGGAAATCCGCGCGCAGACGAACCTGCAAAGCGTGATGATCCCCGAGTCGCTGTGGGCGGAGTTTAGCGCCGAGACACAGGCGGCGATCACGCCGATCTTGGAGCAGATTTTCATCGAATCGGCGCGCGAGGCGGCGGCGCAGTATCCGACACTGGCGGTGAATTGGGCGCTGGTGAATGCACGGGCTGCGACGTGGGCGAGCGGGTATGCGTTCGACCTGGTCAAACTGATTGACGATACGACGCGCAGCGGATTGCAGGAGGCGATCAGCGCGTATTTTAAAACGGCTACGACGATGGGAGATCTGCGAGCGGCGCTGGCGCAATTCGTCCCGACGATCCAGGACACGCTCGGGCGGACGTTGTACTCGGTGAATCGCGCGGGGATGATTGCGACGACCGAGGTGACGCGGGCGGCGACGCAGGGCGAGTTGCAATGGGCGCAGATCATGCACGAGGAGAATCCCGATATCCGCGTGGTGGAGATCTGGCAGACGAACCGCGACGAACTGGTGTGTCCCAAGTGCGGGCCGCGCCAGGGTAAGCGCATCCAGGGCCGTGATTTCCCGCCGGCACATCCCAGGTGCAGGTGCTGGATGAATACGCAATTGGTGGGGGCATGAGCGACACCATCCGCATCGAGGGGATCGAGACGCTGCTGGCCAAGGTCAAGAGCTTGCAGGAATTGAAACCTGTGGCGGGCGCGGTGACGGCGGCGGCGCTGCACGTCAAGGGCCAGGCGGCGATCTATCCCGAGGTCAAGCGCTTGACGCGGGCGAGTGTGTACGGCTCGACGTTCAAGAGTGACAAACAGCGGCGGTATTTTTTCGCGGCGCTGCGCAAGGGCGAGATCGAGGTGCCCTACCGGCGGGGCGAGTCGCCCAAGTCGGAAACATTCGGGCGGCGGTGGACGATTGCGACGAGCAACGCCGGGCTGACGGCCGAAATCGGGAATAATGCGAGCTATGGGCCGCGGCTGATGGATTCGGGGCGACAATCACTGTACGCGAAGGCGGTAGGCTGGCGGACGGTGCAGAATGTCCTGGATGCGGAGACGGAGACCGTGACGCGGCTGATCACGTATGAGATTCAGCGGGCGATCGAGCAGTTCCCAGGACACCCTTAAGGGGTGTGATGGTAATGCGGGTTAGCAGAACCGTATGATGACATGGGCCGCCAGGCGCCGCTGGTGATTTATCGGGCGGATGGACTCAAAGTGCCCGCGTGAGCGGGCGTGACTGAGATCATTTTTTCAGGAGAGGCCGAGATGGCAAACGAAGAGATCAAGAAGGTCGAGACGACCGAGACTGGGGCCGCAAGCGAGATGTCTGCGGCTGAGACGGCGAAACCTACAGGCACAGCGCCGACCGCTGAGGAATTTCAGGCGCAACTCGACGAGGTGCGCAAGCAATTGAAAGTGGTCAATGCTGAGTCGGCAGGACGCCGGAAGAAGCTCGAGGAGATCGAGGCGGCGGAAGCGAAGCGCAAGCAGGCCGAGCTGAGCGAGCTGGATCAGCTCAAAGCGAAACTGGCCGAGCAGGAAAAGGCGCGGCTGGTGGCTGAGGGCAAAGCGAGCGAGGCGCTCATCCGGCACGCGGTCGAGATGGCCGCGGCGACGATGAAGTTCCATAATCCCGAGATCGCCTATCACCTGTTGGACATGGCCGAGGTATCTATCGGCGAGGACGGCCAGGTGACCGGCGTGGAGGATGCGCTCAAGAAACTGGTCAAGAGCGATCCATATCTCGTGGGGAATGGGACGGCGGCGGCGCCGGAGACGGACGCGGGCAAACGGGGGACCGGCAAGCCCGATGCGAAAGCGCGCGAGGAAGAAATCCGCAAGCGATACCGAATCACAGGATAGGAGGCCAAGATGGCCAATGAAGTTACGGTTACTGTGGCTGACGTGCGCCCGCTGCAGGGCGCGGTGATCCGCCGGGCGTGCGCCGCGGAGGCGCTGGCGTTCGGGGATGTCGTGTACGTCTCAAGCGCGACGGGCGACATTCCGCTCGTGTCCAAGTGCGTGCCGGGCACGCTGGCGACCGGCCACGCTTACGGCATCGTCGTATCGGGCAACCTGGGCGGGACGAGCGTGGCGGCCGGCGAGGCGTGCGACGTGGTCGTGCTGGGGCCGGTGACCGGTTACTTGAGCATGACACCTGGCGCGACGATCTGGGCGAGCAGCGACTCATCGGGCAGGCTCTCGACGGCGGTCGGCTCGAAATCTACTATCGTGGGTCTGGCGGAAAACGCCAGCACTGTTCTCGTGCGGCCGGCTCAGGTCGTGCGATCCACATAATAGGGCAGGCACAAGGCCAGCCCCTACAAAACAGGGCAGGCACAAGGCCTGCCCCTACGAGGTGAGGAATGGTTAATGAAATCACTGTTACTGCGGCTGACGTGCGTCCCCTGGCCGGTGCGATCATCCGGCGCGCGTGCGCGACCGAGGCGCTGGCGTTCGGCGACATCGTTTACATTGACAGCGCGACCGGCGCGATCCCGAACGTGAGCAAGGCGCTCGCAACCGGGCTGGACACCGGACACGCTTTCGGCATCGTCGTGTCGGGCAACCTGGGCGGGACGACCGTGGCGGCCGGCGAGGCGTGCGACGTGGTTGTGCTCGGACCGGTCACCGGTTACTCGAGCATGACGCCGGGCGCGACGATCTGGGTCAGCGATACGGCGGGGCGACTGAGCACCGTCGTGGGGACGAAATCTATTATCCTGGGCGTGGCGGAAAGCGCTG